CCTTGGGTACGATATAAACAATCATGAAAACTTCACCCCAAAACCACATCATTAAAAAAGGCCAGGTTAGACCGTCTGAATTTTTACAACGATATGATTCTAGGGCTTGGGGTACTGCCGAAAAGGCAAGCATAAGCCCGCCAAGCCAACCTAGTATGTCAAGCATTAAAATGATCCTTGACCTGAAAGTTAGTCCATGAATAGTTACAAATTTTAGATTGCCAATCTTTAGTTGCTATAACTTTTAGTAGCACAGGAATTTCATAACCTGTTATATCTTCTAGAGCGGTATGTGGTTCTTTGGTGAAAGTACCAGTTACAAAACCTGCAACAGCTTCTGCATCCGTTCTAAAAGTCATATTGCCACGCTCGGTGGGAGCATTAAACAGATGGTTCTGCAAAACATAACGCAAGTATGCTTTGCGGTGGCAAATGATAGCCGATGCCGCGTGCCATAGGCAAAACCTGTTAGTGAAACCGTCTAGTATAATTCCTGTATTGTTACATTTTTCAGAATCGAAAGTAAGATTATATGCGGTAAGCATAGGGTTATAAAGTGTAATACATTTATCAAGCCAGCGATTGATAGCACCTACTGACGCGATAACGCGACGACCATCATCTAGCATAGTGTTATAGTTTTTGATACGACGCTCAAGATTAACGGCATTGAAAAAACCGGTTTTCTCATTGTACCAAAGTGTAGAAAGTTCTAAATCTTTGACAATGACGGCAATACTGTCATAGATTTTACCACGACGATCAACGATAACTGCTGCAAAATCTATAACCTTGTTGTCGATGGTGGTTTCGGTATCGACGATGCAAAAATATTGCTGTTTCATAATTTATAACCAAGTAAAGTGAGTGAAAGGCTAGTATAGCACAAAAAAGCTGCAAGTGCGTGCCATTCGTCAGCCCCAGACCGCCGCCTATCCGACCGACCAGCGGTTGATAGCACCCGACGAACGGTCGGTCTAGCCCTTGACACGGTTGCCAAAATTATAGTATAATTTTGGCGCCACCGATATAATTTTTATATCGGTATGTTTTTTATAACGTGGAACATGGTTCCACGTGGAACCTAGTCCCAAAGCTCTTCCGGTTCGCTGTTATAAAGGTTGTAAAGGTCATCGTACATTCTAGCAAGCCAGCTAGGATCGTTCCAATCTTTGAATGTTCCAAAACTTGGAACAACCGCATACATTTTCTCGTAGAGTGTTATAAAATCTATTTGAAGTTGTGTTATGGTTTTCATATTAGTGTCCTTGTTTGCTTGGAATGTAAACGCCTTCGATACAAAAATAATCACAAACCGCTTTGAGATATTGGATGTTATCCTCATAGAAGGTTATATCTTCTATATCGAACATATCTCTGTATTCTTCAATGATAGGCTTGAGTCCGTAAACCTTGAGAGTAGCACCCGACGAAACATCGCCTTCCGCTCTAGAAACTATATGGTCAGGATCGCCTAACTTCGTGCTAATAAATGTAAGGTCAGCATCCCGCAAAATGCGGGCAGTAGCAATAATAACAATACAGTCGGGATCAGCGTTATCTTTTTTATATTGTTCTGCAAGTGGTAACAAGCTGTCGTCCATTGCGCGATGCTCATTCGCACGCCAGTAACCAAGATCGATACGCTCGCCATTGTTATCAAAAATAGTACGGTAGCGATGCAGTGAGCATACAATTGTGCCATCCATGTCATAGATTGCTATCCTTTTCATTACAGTGTTCCTTGTTGGTTGCTATGCGCTTATTATACACGAAATCCTCGCCGTTGAAACCCCTAAAACCTGCCGCACATCAGACGACCAGTGGTCGATTTGAGCTGACGAACGGTCACCAAAACCCTTGACACGGTTGCAAATTATATAGTATAATTTGGCGCCTCAGCTATAAAAATTTGAGCGTTCAAATTTTTATATGTTCCACGTGGAACCTGTGCTTGGTTTTACCGTTTTTCTGTTCTAGTTTTTTGTTCTTGTGCTTGCCTGCGCCCGTTTGGGTACGCAGCGGCCCCTGTCGGGGCTTTTGTCCTAGTTTATAGATCGGTTGTACAGGTATAATTTTCATAATAGTCTAGGCTTTCCAAAACCGCGTTTGTCCATTTCACCACGAACGCTATCAATCATATAACAGTTGCGCTCGTAGCTAATGTAATCATTTTCATAATCCCAATAGCTGGCCGCGCTACCATCAAAGTAGTCTAGCAGTTCATCGTTGAGATCTAGCAACTCTTGATTAGATATAGTTGCTAGATCAGTGCCATCAGGCAACATAATTGTAAAATTCATAACATCAGCTCCTCAGCAGGGTAAGTAATTTTGCCATCAAATTCAAGTTGTTGTTGTTCAAATTGTGTAACATAATCATCATTAACCAGTTCCCAGCCAATGATATATTCTTTAGTATAATCGTTATCGTGTTCAACCATATCTTTGGCTAAAAGCATTTTAGCCAAAGCCTCAGCATCATCTGCTACGTTTTTTATAAAGTAATCATTGCCGCCCTTCATTTTCCAGTAAGGGTTATGGGCTGAACCGTAGTTCTCGCAAAATTGTGTAGTGATTATAATTTTCATATCAAACCTCGTATCGTTTAGCTAGATTATCCTGATGCTTTGCCATTTTAGCATAAGCATCGCTTTTTGCAATATTGCCTGCGATCGCTTCATTATTTGAAGCGATCCAGTATGCTTCAGCATTGCGACGCGCTACGCGGAGCTTTACTTGTCGCATAAACTCGCTATATTTTCTGTTACGGTTCATCTTGCTATCCTCTGTCTTGCTATGCTTAGAATTATACACCTATTTTAGCCTGCTGTTGTGCTACACATCGGCTAGTATCTGCCACACATCGGCCGACCAGTGGTGGCTATAACCCGACGAATGGTAGCTGCAAGGGGTTGACACGGTTGCAAATTATATGCTATAATTTGGCGCCAGCGCTATAAAAATTATAGCGCTCAAATTTTTGTAAGTGTTTCACGTGAAACAGTAATGAGCTAAAAATGTTATCATAAACATAACATATGCCCATAACATAAAAGTTATAGCGGTATTCATTCTGACATTACCCCAGTTATAATATTTGTAACCTTGTTAAACTTGGGATTAGTTAGCTTGCGCCCTAACAGCTTCTGCTTGGCAAGCCACATTAGCCCTGCCATGCTGGTGGGTACAACAAAAAACTGTAACGGTTCCTCGATGGCAACTTCAGTGCGACGATTGAACGCTACAATCTTTGGATCGATTGCTAAGCTGGTAAGTTTCATAGCATTATCCTTTTTAGAGCGGGGAGCTATGCTCCCCTTGATTCTACTGGTTAGAACGGATGAAGGCTACAATTGCGGCAAGCGCAGTCTTGTTAGCCTTCGTCAGAGAATCTATATCATTCTCTGAAAGGTTGAGAGCCGCACCAATGAAATCAGCGTGAACATCTTTCTTGATGGGAGCTTCACCGTTCTTGTTTACATAACTTTTAGCGATATAAACTTTTTCGCGTGAGAGCTTGGCAACCACGCTACGAACAGTCTTGCCGAGATTGTGGGCAATCTGATCCACAGCCATGCCAGCCTGGTAATCGCTTACCATGCGAGCAGTCTGCTCTGGTGTATAATTAGGGGCTTTGGCTTCTGCCATTTCTGCTACTCCTGAGTTGTTGAAAGAAATTCTATTATAGGCTAATCGGACAGGGATTGCAAGTGAGAATTTCGCCGCCTGTCGGCCTGTATCTACCGTCTGTCGGGTTGAGTTGATTCTAATCTTTAGTACAAGTTTTGTAATAGATTATAGAATTTATAATGTAGTAGATTATAGAATTTATAACATACTAGGGCGGTTATTAGACCGTTATATTATCTAGAACGGTGGGGCCCTCCAACACGGCCTATTTTTAAAAATTTTTGAAAACCCTAAGGTGCCGAAATCTACACTTGATTATAATTTGCAAATCATATATAATCAAACTAACCACAGGAGCATACATCATGGACTACAAAACCATAGCAATCTCCGATGTACACCTAGGTAGTCGTGGCTGCAAAGCCCGCCTACTACTCAACTTCTTAAAAAATAATAGCTGTGAAACACTATATCTAATAGGTGATATAGTAGACGCTTGGAAGATACAGCAAAATAAGTGGTATTGGCATCAATCGCACACAGACGTAGTGCGCGAAATATTAAAAAAAGCTAAACGCGGCACCAAAGTTGTATGGATCGCGGGAAATCATGACGAGTTCCTTAGACCTATGATTCCCTACAATATAACATTTGGCTCAATTGTAATAGCCAATCAGTGGGTGCACGAAGCCATCAACGGAGACAGATACTTATTGGTACACGGCGATCTGTTCGATGGGATCACCAGACTAGCGCCCTGGATAAGCTTCCTAGGCGACAAAGCTTATGATGTCCTTTTAGCCGTCAATACCAAGTACAATTGGTGGCGTCACAAACTAGGATTTGGTTACTGGTCACTGTCAAAATATTTAAAGCACAAAGTTAAACGAGCTATAGACTTTATGTTTCAGTTTGAATTAAACTTAGCCAACTATTGTGGCCGCAAAAATTTTGATGGTGTAATTTGTGGACATATACATCGTGCAGAAATTAAGCAACTTAATGGCGTAGTTTATATGAATACTGGTGATTGGGTTGAATCATGTACTGCTATTGTAGAGCACGATACCGGTTTATGGGAATTAATAGAGTGGCACGAGATTAAACATGAAGATAGTGTGGACCCTAAGCCTCATAGTTGTTAATATCTATAATCACCAAGACGTACCAGGTCGCATCTATTTACAGTTTCAAGACGAGTATACATGCGAAAAAACATTAGCAACAATGACTACATGGGTAAAGTTCCCGTGGTTTAAGGTAGAAGGTAAGTGTGAAAAAAATACTAGTAATAACTGATAACTTACAGGATCAGATTAATGGGGTGGTTACCACATATAAAAATTTGGCCAAAACTGCACTTTGCGATAATTATCTTATTAGTTATTGTGATCCCTCTAGGTTCTACTATATTGATTGCCCTGGCTATAAAGAAGTCAAGCTTGCCTTACCCTACAAAATGGCCAAAACGATTTCGTCGTCAAATGCAGATTATTATCACATCGCCACAGAAGGTCCTCTTGGTCTTAGTGCTAGAGCATATCTTACAAGTCATGGTATTAAGTATAATACTAGTTATCATACTAGATTTCCTGAAGGTCTTCACACTCTTTTAGGCATTCCACCCAATTTAACTTGGCGTTATATACGCTGGTTTCATAAACATAGTGGCCGTTGTTTAACTACTACTCAAAGTGTTGCTAGTGAGCTAAAGTCTCGTGGTATTGACAATGTTGTAACATGGACGCGTGGAGTTGATCGTGAACTGTTCAATCCGCAGCCACGCAATACTAAATCGTACAAAACATTGCTGTGCGTTAGCCGTGTTAGTAAGGAGAAGAGTTTAGAATATTTTTGCGAACTAAATATACCTAATACTAAAAAGATCTTAGTAGGAGACGGCCCACATCTTAGCTATTTACAGCAACACTATCAAGACGTTGAGTTTGTAGGCATGAAAGTAGGACAGGAGTTAGCTAGTTACTACCAACAAGCAGATGTATTTGTGTTTCCGTCGCGCTGGGATACTTTTGGTATAGTTATGTTAGAGGCAATTGCTTGTGGTACTCCTATAGCAGCATATCCATGTAATGGACCTCTTGATATAGTTGAACCAAACATCAATGGTTATTTGTCTAACGATTTGGCTAAAGCAGTTGAACAATGTTTTACACTTAACAAGGCTAAAGTATATTTATCAAGTACTAAGTGGACCTGGCAAAACTGCTGGGATATTTTCCAACAAAATTTAGTGGAGCCCACATGAGTACCCAATTACCAGCAGAAACTATTAGAATAAGTCCAGAAGCACTAGAAATTGCTAACTGTTATTTACAGTTACAAGATGCAAAAAAAGTTGCTTATGAACTCGATTTAGATCAAGAACTAGTAGTAACCACACTAGCTCGTCGTGAAGTACGTGGCTACATAGATCAAGTATTTTTTGATACTGGTTATAACAACAAGTTTTTAATGCGACGTGCTATGGACGCGCTTATTCAGCAAAAGTTTCAAGAATTGGAAGAGTCAGGAGTTGGTAGCTCTAAGGATATTGCTGAATTACTTAGCTTATCACACAAAATGTCAATGGACTTATTGGACCGTGAAATACAGCTAGAAAAATTACGAAGTAATAGTGGTCCACAAAAGCAGGTTAATGTGCAAATTAATGAGTCGGATGGATCAAAGTATGGTCAGCTTATACACAAACTTATTAGCGGAGATGGCATATGATACTACTTATATTTTCAGCACTACTACTAAGCTTTTTAGCAACAATTTTATTAGTAGAATTTTTACATGTTAGTAGTAAGTAGACCAGATATAGATTGTGAGCATATTACTGAGTTTGAAGCTAGCAGTAGATTTATTAAACTGCCAATAGACAACTATCTTAAACTATTAAACTTATATGATACTATTAACAGGCCGCAAATTGCTCTAATTAATAGTGTAAACAGCCCTAACTATAGATTTGTTTGCGCCGCACTTGCTAGACGATTAGGTAAAACTTATATAGCTAATGTAATTGGTCAGCTAGTAACACTAGTGCCTAATTCAAATGTACTTATTATATCACCTAACTATAATCTTAGTTCAATTAGTTTCGAACTACAGCGTAGATTGATCAAATACTTTGATCTTGAAGTTAGTCGTGATAATCTTAAAGATAGAGTTATTGAACTACAAAACGGGTCAACTATTCGTATGGGTTCAGTAGGTACTGTTGATTCAACGGTTGGTAGGTCATACGATTTAATTATATTTGACGAAGCTGCACTATCGGAGCGTGGCGAAGAAGCTTTTAATATTGCACTACGTCCCACACTAGACAAGCCACACGCTAAAGCTATATTTATTAGTACTCCACGCGGCAAAAACAACTGGTTTTCAAAGTTTTGGCAACGTGGCTTTGATCAGAACTTTTCAGAGTGGTGTAGTTTGCAAGCTGACTATACTGAAAATACTAGAATGGCTGAGTCGGATGTTGAAGAAGCTCGTCGATCAATGCCCAAATCAGAATTTGAGCAAGAGTACATGGCATCATTTACTAGCTATCTAGGACAAATTTACGAAGGTTTTAAACCAGAGTATATTTTAGACGAATTGCCAGAAGGCTTGCGTGGCGAAGCAATTGCTGGATGCGATCCAGGCTACAGAGATGCAACAGCTTGGGTTAATATAATCTATGATCCTAGTAGTGATAAGTTCTACTGTGTAGAGGACTACTTGGAGTCGGAAAAAACTACTCGTGATCATGCCGAGCGTTTTAAACTAATGATGGAGCACTGGGGTATTGAAATAGTATTTATTGATAGTGCAGCTGCACAATTTGCTTCGGACCTAGCTTATAACTATGATATAGCAACTACAAAGGCTAAAAAAGATGTATTACCAGGCATTGCCTATGTACAAACACTAGTACAACAAGGTAGACTTTTAGTACACAAAGACTGTCAACATGTACTAGCAATGCTAGATCAGTATCGCTGGGATACTCGTGAAGGATTGACTCGTGAACGCCCTAAGCATGATGAGTATAGTCACATGGCTGATGCAGTACGTTATGCGCTGTACAGCTATACAATATAGGTCCTATAAATTTTGAGTTGAACTTATAGTTGCTTTTAGGCTATAATAGTCAAAACTGGAGTAAAATGTGGCGGTAAACACAAACAAACGCATAGCTGTAAAGTGGATTAGGGATAAAGCTAAAAGTGCCTATACAAAAGAATCTAATTGCTATATATGTAAAACTACTAATGAACTAGAGCTTCACCACCTACACTCAATTACCTACTTGTTAGAAACTTGGGCACGTCGTGGTAACATAGACATTAGTACGGATGAAGCTGTGTTAGCTATTCGAGATCAGTTTATTGCTGAACACCATGAAGAAATATATGAACTTGTATATACCCTATGCAATCGTCATCATGTTCAACTGCATGGAATCTATGGTAAGAGCCCCGCTCCCAGTAGTGTAGCAAAGCAAAAGCGCTGGATTGAATTGCAGCAAGAAAAGCATACAAGCGGTCAGAGTGATTTTCGTGGGTCTAGTTATGGTTCCTATTTTTCACAATTTTTAGGGGAAAATAGTGGCACTAGAAAAGATTAGTAGCTGGATTCGTGAAAAACTAAATCCAGCTCAGCAACAAATACACTATGATGAAGGTAGTACCATTGGTACTGAAGGTAGACTACTAAGCTATCAACAAGCCTTTAAGAATATTGATAGTGTAAATAGATCAGTAAACATGGTTGTAGCAGCTTGTGCTAGCTTAGACTATGATATAAAAGATAAAGTAATAGATGGCGTAACACTAGGTATTCGTCAAAAAACATTAAACACACTATTAAACTACAGACCAAATCCTTACCAGTCTGCACAAGATTTTAGACGTGAGATTTTTAAAGATTTGTTGCTGGAAGGAAATGCTTTTATACATTTTGATGGTACTTTTATGTACCACCTACCAGCTACTAATGTTGACATTAACAGCGACCCTAAAACCTTTATTAAGGGATTTAAGTATAGTGGTTCAGTAGATTTTAAAGATACAGAAGTATTCTACTTTAAAGATATTAATAGTGAGAGCATCTATAGAGGTGCTAGCAGATTGCAAAGCTGTATAGAAAATATTAATATATTATTTTCAATGCAAGAATTTCAGCAAAAGTTTTTTGATAATGGTACGGTATTTGGTTTAGTGCTTACATCGGAAAATAGTTTATCGCAAGTTGCCAAGGAAAAAACATTACAGTACTGGCAACAAAGATATAATACTAAATCAGGTGGCAAGCGTCCTATTATCTTAGATAGTGGACTCAAACCTGTTAAACTATCAGAACAAAGTTTTAGTGATCTAGACTTTGATAAGGCAATAAAAACACATGGCGAGCGTATTATGACCGCTATTGGGGTTCCGCCAATCCTACTACAAGGTGGTAACAATGCTAACATTGGGCCTAATTTACGGTTATTTTACCTGGAAACAGTATTGCCAATTGTTAAGCTGTATATATCCTCAGTTGAGCGATATTTTGGATATGACGTGGAAGCAATCACCTCAAACGTTAGTGCGCTACAACCAGAGTTAAAAGATATAGCAAGCTATCATCAAACACTAGTTAATGGTGGTATTATTACACCAAACGAAGCAAGAATAGAATTACGGTACGCCAAAATAGATGGTGGCGATACTATCAGAGTACCTGCTAACATCGCAGGTTCAGCAGCCAATCCCGCACAGGGGGGTAGGCCACAAGGAGCGAGCGCGTAAATGGACATAAAAAATAAAATTATTTATTTTGGGTCTAAATTTACTGCTAAAGCACTGCCACAAGGCGAAGATGATCAAACTATCATGATTGAAGGTTATGCCTCTACTAGTGATACAGATCGTGTAGGAGACGTAGTGCCTACTAGTGTTTGGGCTAAGGGTATGGAGAACTATTTAAAGAATCCAATTATCCTAGCCTTTCATGATCAGCGTATGCCTGTTGGTAAAATGGTTGATCACAAAGTTGACGATAAAGGATTGTGGATTAAAGCCGCAATCACAGATGCTGCCGGCGATGTGTACAAGCTAATTAAGAAAGGTATCTTAAGTGCGTTTAGTATTGGGTTTAGGGTCAAGGATGCAGAGTATAAATCAGAAGCCGAAGTATTTTTAATCAAAGACCTAGAATTACATGAAATTAGTGTAGTCAGCGTACCTGCTAATCAGAATACGCTTTTTAGTTTAGCCAAAGCATTTGATAGTGCAGAGGAATATGAGTTATTTAAACAGCAATTTGCAGTGGAAGAATCAGCTAAAGGGCTAGAGGACTCCGAGTCAGCAAATAGCGCAAACAAAGAGGAATGGAACATGGATCCAAAATTACTAGAAGAAATGTTAGCTAAGGCTGCCGCTACTGCTGCTGAGCAAACTGCAAAAGCTGTTGTAGAAGCACAAACTAAAGCTGCTCAAGAAGCTGCTGAAGCTGCTCGTGCTGAAGCTGCCCTAGAAGCAAAAATCAAAGCTGCTGTTGCTGCAGTTCAAACAGTAGACACAGGTGCTGAGCGCCTACTAGCTGACGTTGAAAAGCGTCTTAATGAGCAAGCTGAATCACACAAGAGTGCTCTTGAAGGTTTAGAAGTTGCTCTAAAAGAGAAAGCTGCTGAACTAGAAGCTATTCAAAAGAGTCGTATGCAGTTTACAGATCCTAAGGGCGACAATGGCGATATTAGCTTTAGTGAGAAACAAGCTGCCGTATTTATCAGCAAGATCACAAAGCGTCCAGTTGAAGAAACAAAGTACTACAAAGATTTAGCAACTAAGTATGCTAGTGGTGGTACAGCTGGTGCTGCTGGTAGTGGCAGTGGTGCTGGTGGTGCTATTCGCTTACCAAGCAAAAACTGGGAAACAGAAATCAGCCTAAACATGGAAGACGAAATTCGTCGTCAATTAGTTGTTGCTGGTACAATCCGTAATATTGCTATGAGCCAGCCTTTCATGAAGCTGCCTATCAATCCTGATGCTGGTGCAGATGCAACCTGGGTAGCTAACAGCGACTTTGGCGGTAGTTCAAGCAGTGGTACACAACGTACACATGCACTAAAAGAAATCGAAATCAGTGCAGCAAAGTTAGCAACCAAAGAGTATGTTAACTTTGAAGAAGAGG